ATCTGTTCATCAAAAACAGTAGGAGGGAATAGTTCAACACCATTCGCCATCAATCCTACAGGTCTGTTATTAACATCTCTCTTATTAGGATCGTCAAATAATTCTCTCTCTTTGTAGAAGGGATACTTTCTAAGTATCTTCTGGTTTTTAAGTGTTTTGTTTTCCCATCCAGATTTGTAGATGTATTGGCCAGGAGTTCCTGTTCTAACAGCGATGTACTTCTTAGCAAATACGTCAGAACCACTATATGAAAGATAAAAATCAGTTTGGTTGATTGCAGTTACAAAATAGATACCAGTATTGATTCCACTGTTAGTTGTATTGTCCCAATAGATTCTATCACCAGTTACATAGTTGTGTGCTAACAGACTAGTCCCTGCGGCAGGGTCGAAGGCGGGGTCATACGATTGAATGGTATAAGTAAACCCACCACCAAGCAAAGGCGTGCCAAATCCGTCTACAACCTCAATTGAACTAGTTTTTACCCATACCTTATTGTCAGTTGCAAAGATTGGATAGTTTGGTAGACCAGAAGAAGAGACATAATAGAACTTCTCTTGTTTGTCAAGGTAACTATTCTGAATACCAACAGGGAAGTTATCAACACCAGCAAAATAATTGTTATTATGTGACGCTTTTGTAACTGTCTTGGTAATTATTGTTGGATTAGCTGGTATAGTGCCGTTAGTTTGTACAACAATCGTATTTGCATAAACTTGTGCTACGTTTGTAGAATCATACTCGATCAATTTGACTCTAATATTCTGTTCTTCGCCAAGATCATTTTTAATCTTTAATAATTCATCAACGTAAAAAACACAAGAGTCAAATATTGAAATTCTGAAAGTATTGACGTTTACTTGGTTAATATCTGAGATTGTATGACTAGATGGTACATTGTAGATCCAATTATTAAATTGAGGATTGTCAGATAAGTCTCTACCGAAAGAAAGTAACTTTAAACTATCGCCAACTTGCATATTTGTCGATTGAGAAGTATCCACCTCATCAATAACGTTTACAAGTCTGAATTGTAGTAATGATGTCTGTCCAAATCCAGCATAAGCATATGCAAGTTTGTTTTCTAGGATATCTGCACCAAAAACCAGAGATGTTGAGATACCAGTAACACCTAAGAACTGGTTTACCGTCTTATCAGTATATCTTAGGTTCAAGAAGTTAGCACCCTCTCTTGGTTTGACCAATAGAGTACCACTTTGTCCAAATCCTACTGTAGAGTCAACTACAAGTGTCTCAGAATCCGCTGGAGTAATCTCTAATGCTTTTGTTTTACCAGGCACAGTGAAATTACCATCAAATGATGTAGAGTCAAGAGAGATCTCATAGAAATCGGTTTGATTGATTGGTCTATACTCTACATTGTAGATTGAAGCACTTACAGTTCCAATACCAGCTACATCTTGATACAGGAAGTTACCGATTGTCTGTAATGGTTGTCCACCAAATAGGTTTTCTACAAGAACGTGTTTAGTTTTGAAATATACGTTTGCAGAAGCGGTAAGAGTTTTTTCAATCGGTTTGATTAACTCAATTTCTTCACCATATAGTAATTTGAAGAGAATCTGATACGAAGCATCAGTTCCTTTCGACATATAGAAGTCTTTTGCCCTTGTAAGAATATTGGTTACTGATGTGCCAGGCTGAAAAGTTCTATTTTCAAAGCCAGGCAAGAACTCGGTCTTGAACTTTGTAAAAAATGTCTGTAAGAAGAGGTTACTTAGGTTTATTACAGTTGAACCAGCTATATGAACCGCAGCATTGGTTTCGGCAAAGTTTGCAAACTCGGCAGCGTCCTCTCTTGATATCTGATCAATACCACTGAATCCTCTAGCGCAGCCAAGGAACTGAGTATCAGTTTTAGATGTATATGTTATAACTTCATTGTCAATCTTCAATAAACCATAGGTATCAGGCCAACCAGTCGTAGATGTAACGGTTAATATCCTGTCACCAGCAAAACAAGAATCAGTAAGTTCAGTAGAAACAGTAAGAGTTTCTTGATTGAACGCACCAATCTTTCTATACTCAGCCAAATTGTTGGCCAAGTCAGACATACCAGACTGGTGTTCTTGTGATTCGTAATATTGTATTAAGAAATCTTTGAATAGAGGTGATTCCTGACTTAGGTACTCAGGAATCTGTGATTCTATTAAATGAGATATCTTTACTCTTTTAATATCCGTCATTTATCTGGTATAGATTGTTTCGCTAGCGTAACTAGAAGTTGTGACGTATGCTGTAGCAGATGTGTTTTCACCAGAAGATACAACGTCTGGTAATGCCTTTACTGTACTGTCTGGAACACTTAATTGTAAATACAAGTCTTTCAAGGCAATAACATCATTGGAATCAGGTATTGCTTCCACTTCAATGACTCCACTTGTTAATGAAGTACCTGTTATATTTACCACATCTAAATTAATCTCTCCATGAACGTAGTCTACTGTACCAGCATCATTCTTAACAACTAATGGAAGGTTGTTTACGAGTTTAAAGAACACTAATTTTCCAACAGTCGTCCCAGCAGTGGGAATATCACCCAAATATAAAGTTCCGTCAATACCACTAACCGAGAACCCTGTAGATCTTACGCCATATCCATTTGGTTGGTCGTAAAATGCATTTCCGTAGCAAAGTTCATAAGTTGCGAAAGTATTGATCTCAGGTACAATATCTCTTCGCATCTTAACTCTTGTAATGTTAGATGTAACACCTCTTGCAGAGTCATCAATCAATCCTACGACTTTACTATACTTAAATCTACCACCAAAAGCATTAATATCTGATGAATTGGAATAAGTTGTTAGAGTCTTGGTTACGGCAGTGATAAGTTCAGCTGCATCACTTGTAGCGTTGGTATTATAGTAAACAGAAGTATCAACTTCAACGTAAAGATATTTTAGATCAATGATTTCGGGTTTGATACCAGCAATACTGTATTGTTTTAGCTGTCTAGAGATATCGTCTTTTGTAATTTGTGATAAGAAAGAACCGTTCTTTGGTTTTATAGAAATGAACACCTTACCATACTCAGGCGGGTCTAATTCTTCTCCTCCGTAGGCGGTCACAGATTCAACGTTAGGGTAAACGAAGGGAATTATACCTGTGTAGTCATTCGCAGTCACGGCACGATACTGTGAACTGTAGATACGAGGTGCTAGGTATTTTATGCTCGATACATCTTCAATTCCGTCGCCATTTTCGGATTTTTGTTGAGTTGTTAAAACTGAAATTCCAGAAGTTATGGTTGTATCGGTATCATCTCTTAAAATACCAACAAATGAGAAATTTCTAGCGTTATTTCCTAATCTTCCGTTAGTTACAATGTAAGTAACAGTAACTATCGCTCCAGCAGGAGGTTTTTTACCAATAATTCCATCTCCAAACAAGATTTCATACTGTTCATCTTCAATTTCTTGAATTAGGAACAATTTAGAGGTCGAATCAACTTGCAAAATGTTGTTATAGAGCGAATATATCTCATTTGTCGTAGATGACACTGTAACACGGATAGAAGTTGTGTCAATATTCGCATTTGGAAGAATAAATCTTTGATTTGGTTGTGAATAATCAATCTGAAATGTTTTTTCGAGATATATTCCTTCGTAAATCTTTAAATTATCAAAAGTAGCGATATTATTTGTACCACTTGTCGCTACAAAGTCGTCTGGAATGGAAAAAATGTAAGAACTTCCCTGTTGAACACCTAATGCAACTTGTCCAGCTTTCAAAGTTACGATTTTTGTGTCATTTGTACCCAAGTCTACGCTAAAATTCACCACAGCTTGTGCAGATCTTGATGATCTGGGTACATAACCAATATTTCTTGCTAGTGATACCACGTTTTCACGCAATGTAGCACTGTCAAGGAAACATTCATTGACTGCCATGTTAGTATTGTAAGCAGTAATGTATGAGTTATACGCTAAAAGGTCAATTAGAGTCGAAAAGTTAGATCCTTCAAAGTCAAAATCAGCGAAATCACTGTTTACACGAAGGTAATCTTTAATTTGTGACCTAAGAGATGCGAAATCTAGGTTTGTAAACTGGTTAAATGACATTATATCCTAGTTGATTGAAGAATAAATTCTATATTTTGTCTGGGAATAGCTAATCCAACGATATCATAATTAATAGTTACCGTTAATTCATTAGTATCAAGCGGATATACCACTCTAACATCAACACGCCTGATTCTAGGTTCAAAGTTTTCAAGTAAAAGTCGTATATCATCCTCTAAAACTTGAGCATTATCAGGATCTGCCTGTTCAAAGAGAGAATCTTCGACAGAACTACCTAATAAGTTGTTATAAAAACGTTCACCAACTCTTGTTCTTACCAAATTTGTCACAGCTCGTTTGATCGCATCCTCATTTTCAAACACACCGATGTCATCCGTCACAGGATGGCGGGTAAATGTAAGACTTATATCCTTGAAAGGCGTACTTTGAAGGTTGCGTTCGTCAACTTTAGCCATTACTCATTCAAATTTTGTTTTCTTTTTTCGTCATTGGCATCATCACCAACAACTTCACGCAAAAGATCGTCTGCTACGTCCTCTTCTGGTCGAGGATTAATGTATTTTTTATCGTCTGCCATAACAAATATACTAATTCAAATCTATTTAGACACAAAAAAAGACCCTTTGAGGGGTCTTTGAGGTTTTTTTGATTGATTTTAACCAGCAGCTAATGGAGATTGCTTGTCATTTGTGTTTGCGGCAGCTTTTTTTCGTGCTTGAGCACTCACATCATACTGTCCTTTAACACTTCCACTAGCAAAACCAGCACTTTCTACGTTATGGGGAGCTAATTTTGGATCTGAATCTGCCATTTTTGACCTTTTTCTTTTTATTTATCAATTTGAGCTCGTAATCTGTC